ATAGCTACGACGGTGAAAAGCTTAATTTATTAGTTCACGATGAAAGTGGTAAATGGGAAAGACCTGATAATATATTAAACAACTGGCGTGTTACAAAAACATGTTTACGTTTAGGTAGTAGAATAGTTGGTAAGTGTATGATGGGCTCAACATCAAACGCTTTAGACAAAGGAGGTGATAACTTTAAAAAATTATACAATGCATCAGATGTCACTAAGAGAAATAGAAATGGTCAAACAAAATCTGGTTTATATTCTTTGTTTATCCCAATGGAATGGAACTACGAAGGATTTATTGATGAGTACGGAGTTCCAGTATTCAATAGTTCTGACGTCGACGTGTTTGCCCCAGATGGTGAATTAATTGATATAGGTGTTATAGATCATTGGCAAAACGAAGCTGATGGTTTAAAAAACGATCAAGACGCTTTAAACGAATTTTACCGACAGTTTCCGCGTACAGAAGAACATGCATTTAGAGATGAAACAAAAAACAGTATATTTAATTTAATTAAGATATACGAGCAAATAGATTATAATGAAGAAATGGGTAGGGCTAACGGTATTACTACTGGTAATTTTCAATGGGTCAACGGTGTAAAAGATTCTAGTGTTATATTTTATCCAGATCCAAACGGTAGATTTAAAGTTAGTTGGGTTCCATCTCAACATTTACAAAATAGAGTGGTTTTAAAAAATGGTGTTAGATATCCTGGTAATGAACACATAGGAGCTTTTGGTTGTGACTCTTATGATATATCAGGAACTGTAGATGGTAAAGGTTCAAAAGGCGCACTACATGGGCTAACCAAGTTCAGCATGGAGGACGCTCCTGCAAACAGCTTTTTTTTAGAATACTTATCAAGACCACCTACAGCTGAAATATTTTTTGAAGATGTATTAATGGCACTAGTTTTTTACGGCATGCCAATACTTGCGGAAAATAACAAACCGCGTCTTTTGTATTATTTAAGGCGTAGAGGCTATAGAGGTTTTAGTATGAATAGACCTGATAAAGTTTGGAATAAACTATCAACAGCTGAAAAAGAAATAGGTGGCATGCCTAACTCAAGTGAAGATATAAAACAAGCACACGCTGCTGCTATTGAAATGTATATACAAAGTCATGTAGGTATGAAAGAAGATGGTAGCTTTGGAAGTTTGTATTTTAACGACTTGCTAAACGATTGGAGTAAGTTTGATATAAACAAAAGAACAAAACACGATGCGTCTATAAGTTCTGGTTTAGCTATAATGGCAAACAATAAGCATCTATATAGACCTAATGTTAAAATTGAAAAACCAAAAATAAATATAAGTATTTCCAAATATAGTAACACTGGAAGTAATTCAAAAATAATAAAATAATATGGCATATACTAGTAGAAGTTATTTTCCCAGCCAAACAGTTAGCGATGTTGAAAAACTAAGTTATGACTATGGTTTGAAAGTAGCTAAAGCTATAGAGACAGAGTGGTTTAACGATGATACAAATAATAATAGATATAGAAATAATTACAATAATTTTCATAATCTAAGATTATATGCTAGAGGAGAACAGTCTATACAAAAATATAAAGATGAATTATCTATAAATGGTGACTTGTCTTATTTAAATTTAGACTGGACGCCTGTGCCTATAGTTTCTAAATTTGTAGACATAGTTGTCAACGGTATAGCTGAAAGAACATACGATGTAAAAGCTTTTTCACAATCACTAAATGGTGTTCAAAAAAGAACTAAATATATGGAAGATATATTAAGTGATATGAAGCTTAGAGAGTTTGATAACTTTGCTAAACAAGCTTTTCAAGTTAACACTAAAAAATCTCAAAGAGAAGAGCTGTTTGAAACTACAGATGAATTAAAACTTCATATGCAGTTAGAATATAAACAAGCTGTAGAGATAGCACAAGAACAAGCTTTAAGTGTGTTAATGGAAGGAAATAATTACGAGTTAATTAAAAAACGTTTTTATTATGATTTAACAGTATTAGGTATAGGTGCTGTTAAAACTAACTTTACTACATCTGAAGGTGTTACAATAGAATATGTTGATCCAGCTAATTTAGTTTATTCTTATACTGACTCTCCTTATTTTGAAGACGTTTACTATGTTGGTGAAGTAAAATCAATACCAGTTAACGAATTAGCTAAACAGTTTCCACATTTATCAGAGTCAGATCTTGAAGAGATAATGAAAAACAAGTCTTATCATAGAGACACAAATAGAAGTAGATATAACTCTGATAAAGAAGATAACAATAAAATACAAGTACTATATTTTAATTATAAAACTTATATGAATGAGGTTTATAAAGTAAAAGAAACTGGTACTGGTGCTGAAAAAATAATACCAAAAGATGACAACTTTAATCCACCACAAGATAAAGAAGGTGGTTATTCAAGGTTGTTAAGATCTATAGAAACTCTTTATGAAGGAGCTTTAATATTAGGCACTGACAAATTACTTAAATGGGAAATGGCTAAAAATATGATGAGGCCAAAAAGTGATTATACTAAAGTTAAGATGAACTATGCTTTAGTTGCTCCACGTATGTATGATGGTAGAATAGACTCGTTAGTAAAACGTATAACAGGTTTTGCAGATATGATACAGCTAACTCATTTAAAACTACAACAAGTAATGTCACGTATGGTGCCAGATGGTGTATATTTAGATGCAGATGGTTTAGCAGAAGTTGATCTTGGTAATGGTACTAACTATAACCCACAAGAAGCTTTAAATATGTTTTTCCAAACTGGTAGTATAATTGGTAGATCATTTACTTCCGAGGGTGATATGAACCCAGGTAAAGTACCTATACAAGAAATAACAAGTGGTAGTGGTGGTAATAAAATGCAAGCTCTTATAGCTAATTACAATTATTACTTACAAATGATACGTGATGTAACCGGGTTGAATGAAGCTAGAGACGGCAGTATGCCAGACAGAAATGCTTTGGTTGGCGTTCAAAAATTAGCAGCAGCTAACAGTAATACAGCAACAAGACATATATTGCAGTCTGGTTTGTTTTTAACTTCTCAAGTTGCAGAGTGTTTGTCGCTTAGAGTATCTGATATATTAGAATACTCACCAACAGCAGATGCGTTTATACAAGCTATAGGTTCACACAATGTAGCAACACTTGAAGAAATTAAAGATTTACATTTGTATGATTTTGGTATATTCATAGAACTATCTCCTGACGAAGAACAAAAAGCTATATTAGAAGCTAATATACAAATGGCTTTACAGCAAAAAAATATAGAACTAGAAGATGCTATTGATCTTAGAGAAATACGTAATTTAAAAGCAGCTAATCAAATGCTTAAAATAAGAAGAAAGAAAAAATTACAACAAGATCAAGCGCGTCAACAACAAAACATACAAGCACAATCTCAAGCTAATGCTCAAGCTGCTCAAGCAGCGGCACAAACGGATGTTCAAAAAGAACAAGCTATAGCGCAAAGCAAAATACAAATAGAGCAAGCAAAATCTCAACTAGACATGCAAAAAATAACTGCTGAAGCTGAAATTAAAAAACAAATTATGGCTTTAGAGTTTCAATACAACTTACAGTTAAAAAATGCTGAAACTCAAGGTCTACAAAATAGAGAAGCTGAAAAAGAAGATAGAAAAGATCAAAGAACTAAAATACAAGCAACTCAACAAAGTGAAATGATCGAACAAAGAAAATCAGGTGGACTGCCTAAAAACTTTGAATCTGCAGGTGATGATATGTTAGGTGAAGACTTTGATTTAGGTGCCTTTGAACCTAAGTAAATTTATTAATTATTATTATATTATATTATGGAAGAAAATAAAGAAAACGTAGTTGAAGAAACTACACAAGAAAACGTTACTAAAGTAAATATTAACAAAGATACAGAAAGTGATAATATTACTAAAGTAAATTTAGATAAACCAGTAAACCAAGAAAAAAATGAAACTAAAGAAGATAACGCTGACGACAGCGGAGTGGATACAAAGCCTAAAGATGCCGAGCCCACACAAGAACAAAAAGAAATACAACCGGAGGCAGAAACACAAGAAGCTCCAATATTAGAAGAAATTACTGAAGAATCTACAGAAGAAGAAGTTGCTAAAGTAGAGGAAAAAATAGAGGAAGCTATAATTGAAGCAGATGCTACAGGTAAAGAACTACCTGAAGATATTCAAAAGCTTGTGAAGTTTATGGAAGAAACCGGTGGAGATTTAAATGACTATGTAAAGCTTAATCAAAATTATAGTGAGTTAGACAATCAAGATCTTTTATATGAATACTATAAACAAACAAAGCCTCATTTAAATGTAGAAGAAATAAATTTTCTTATGGAAGATCAGTTTTCTTATGACGAAGAAAACGATGACACAAAAGAAATACGAAGAAAAAAATTAGCGTTAAAAGAGCAAGTTGCCAGCGCTAAAGCCTACTTAGACGGGCGAAAGTCTAAATACTATGAAGAAATAAAAGCTGGTTCAAAGCTAACGCCTGAACAACAAAAAGCTTGGGATTTCTTTAATAGATACAACAAAGAGTCAGAAGCAAACAAAAAAGTAATTCAGAAAAACACTGATATTTTTACTAAAAAAACTAATGAAGTTTTTAACGACAAATTCAAAGGTTTTGAATACAATGTTGGAGATAAAAAATACAGGTTTAATGTAAACAATGCTGATGAGATTAAAAACATCCAAAGCGATATGAATAATTTTACTAGAAAGTTTCTAGATAAAAATTCTACGTTAACAGATGCTAAAGGTTATCATAAATCTCTTTTTACAGCAATGAATCCTGATGCTGTTGCAAAACACTTTTACGAACAAGGTAAAGCTGATGCTATGAAAAATAGTGTTGCTAAATCTAAAAATGTAGATATGTCGCCAAGACAAAGTCATGGTAATATTGAAGCGGGTGGTATGAAGTTTAAAGTGTTAGGCAATAATTCTTCTGATTTTAAGTTTAAAATTAAAAATAAAAAATAACAATTAAAAATTAAAAATTATGGCAATTAATCCAGGAACTGATTTGAATAGTGTCCCAAGCTCACAGCAGCAGACACTAGCAACAAATTATGTTGACTTTACAAGTAGCGCTACTGAAGGGTGGGCGCAACAATACCTGCCTGAGCTAATGGAAAAAGAAGCTGAGATCTTTGGACCTCGTACAATTTCTGGTTTCCTTTCTCAAGTAGGTGCAGAAGAAGCGATGTCTTCTGATCGAGTTATATGGTCTGAGCAATCAAGACTTCATATCTCTTTAAAAGGTACTATTGATCGAGATGGTAATGTATCTTCTTCAGGTGCTAAAGGTAAATTTACTGTAGTATCTGATATCGATGGAAACGTTGTAGCAGATGGATTTGGTACTACAAATCCAGGTGATACGCACGGTGTTAGAAACCACGATGTTGTTTTACTTTCAACTCCAGGAGTTGTAGTTAGAGCTTTAGTTGTAGCTGTTGACGGTAACACTATTGGTCTTAGAGCTTACAATGCTGATACTTTAGCTGCTTTATCTGAAACAGCTGGTGCATGTACTTTATTAGTTATTGGTTCTGAGTTTAAGAAAGGTGATAACTATGATGGAGAAACTAGAAGAGGTGCTAACGAGCCAAGCTTCAAAACATTTACTAACAAGCCAATTATTATGAAAGATTACTACGAAGTATCTGGATCTGATGCTGGTAGAATTGGTTGGGTTGAAGTTTCTTCTGAAGGTGGAGCTTCTGGGTACTTATGGTACTTAAAAGCTGAAGCTGATACAAGAGCACGTTTTATTGATTACTTAGAAATGGCAATGCTTGAGTCTATTCCAGGTTCTAACTCAACTAACGTTGACGGTGAATTAGGTTTATCTCCAGAAGGTGATGCTGGTACTGAAGGTTTATTCCATGCTATCGAGCAAAGAGGTAATGTTACTACAGGTGTAGCAGGTGTTAACGCGGCTACTGATTTAGCTGAGTTTGATGCTATCTTAGCTGAGTTTGATAAGCAAGGAGCTATTGAAGAAAACATGATGTTTGTAAACAGAGCTACTAGTTTAGCTATTGATGATATGTTAGCTTCAATGAACTCTTACGGCGCTGGTGGTACTTCTTACGGAGTATTTGACAATTCTGAAGATATGGCACTTAACTTAGGTTTCTCAGGCTTCCGAAGAGGTTCTTATGACTTCTACAAGTCTGACTTTAGATACTTAAACGATAAAGCTACTAGAGGTGGTATTAACGAAACTGCTGGTTCTGAAGCTTTAAGAGGTGTTATGATTCCAGCTGGAGCTTCTTCTGTTTATGACCAAACAGTTGGTGCTGCAGTTAGACGTCCTTTCTTACACGTTAGATATAGAGCTTCACAAACTGATGACCGAAGAATGAAGACTTGGGTTACTGGTTCTGTTGGTGCTGCTACTTCAGCGTTAGACGTAATGCAAATACACATGTTAACTGAAAGATGTTTAGTAGTACAAGGTGCTAACAACTTTATGTTAATGAAGTAAACTATTTTTAAAAGACCGGGGCTGCGGCCTCGGCCTTTTATTTTATTAATTTTATTATATATTATATTATGGCAAAAAAACAAGAAACAAAAAAAGAGGTAGAAGTACCTGTTGTTGAAACACCAGTTGTTGAAACACCAAAAACTAAAAAACCTACTTGGGAGATAAAAGATAGAGTTTATTATTTAACACAAAAGCGTAGACCTTTATCTTACATGATACGATCTGCTGGCATATACTTTTTTGATGAAGAACTAGGATATGAAAGAGAATTAAAGTATTGTGAAAATCAAAAAACTCCTTTTGTAGATGAAATGAAAGGTGACCAAAGACTTTCTCATATTATTTTTAGAAACGGAGCGTTACACGTGCCGAGAAACAAACAGACTTTACAAAAACTATTATCATTATACCATCCTCAAAGAAATCAACTTTTTGAAGAGTATCAACCAGAAGTAGAAGCTTCTGATGAATTAGAGTTTTTAGAGTTAGAATTAGAAGCTTTAAATATAGCTAAAACAGTTGAAATAGATATTGCTGAGGCTATTATGAGAGTTGAAATAGGTTCTGGCGTGTCTAAGATGAGTTCTAAGGAAATAAAAAGAGATTTATTATTGTTTGCTAAAAGAAACCCTGTTTTATTCTTAGAGTTAGCTTCTGATGATAATGTTCAACTTAGAAACTTTGGTATTAAAGCTGTTGAATTAGGTATAATTAAATTATCTAGTGATCAAAGAAACTTTTTATGGACTTCTAATGATAGAAAGTTAATGACAGTTCCTTTTGATGAGCATCCATACACTGCTTTAGCTCACTGGTTCAAAACAGATGAAGGTATGGAAATATATGCAAATATAGAAAAAAGATTAAAATAATCAAACTGTAGTGGTAGTCGCCCTACGGGGCGATTACAAACTACAATAAAAAAATATTATGGTAAGTGTAGATACAGTATATCAAAGAGTTTTAGCAATAGCAAATAAAGAGCAACGAGGATATATAACTCCTCAAGAGTTTAACTTATACGCTAACCAAGCACAAATAGAAATATTTGACAACTATTTTAATAGCGTTAATTATGGTGAAGAATATGATTTTACAGAGTATAAAATATCTCAGTTTGAGCAAGGTCCTGTAAGCATAGATTTTTTTGGTACTAACATTGAGTCTTTAAATGCTTATAAAATAGTACAAATAAATTTTTTAAGTACAGCTCAGTATAATGAAGGATTTTTAGGTACTGCAGAAAGAATAACGTTTAAAGAATATCAAGAAACACAAAACACTCCATTGACAAAAGCCACTTTACAAAGACCAATATACTATATAAAAAATAAAGAAATATATTGTTATCCTTTTAGTGATAACGTAAATGTTCAAGCTATTTATATTAAAAAGCCTGAGCCAGTTAACTGGACATATATTGTTGTTAACGAAAAACCTTTATATAATTCTAGCGCTTTAGACCATAGAGATTTTGAACTACATAAATCTGAAGAAAAAATGTTAGTTTATAAAATACTACAATTAGCAGGTGTTGGAATAAAAGATTTAAACCTAGCTCAATTAGCAAATCAAAAAGAAGTTTTTGAATTACAAAAACAACAACAAAATAGATAATAAATGGCATTACTAGACGGAACTACTCAAAACCAATATTATCAAGGAGATAATTATGGTAACTATCAGTTTGTATCTTTAAACGATATAATAAAACAATTTATGGTTGTTTATGTTGGCGATGGAAAATTAATTAAAGGCGCTAGTAGAACAGACGTTGCTTTTTTTGCTCAAAGAGCTTTGGCAGAACTATCGTTTGATACTTTTAAATCTATAAAGTCACAACAAATTGAATTACCTGCTTCTCTGCAGATGATTTTACCACATGACTATGTTAACTACACTAAAATATCTCATGTAGATGATTCCGGTATAAAACATGTTTTGTATCCTACTAAACATACTAATAATCCTTTTGAAATAAAACAGAATGATAACGGTAGTTATTTCTTCGGCGAAGAAGGAAATAACGTTAAAAACCCAGAGTTTGATGTTGAGCTTACTGATACTTGGAATGTCTCTAGAGTAGCAAGGAGTAGTGCTTGGAGTAGTTTTAGAGAAACAAGCGGTGGTAAGTTTTATGCTAATTATATTAATGACATTATAAGTGTTTCAAGTGGCGAGCTTAATTTTAGCCAACTTTGGAATAACGGTTTTGGTGTAACAGGCGGTAGTAATGCATATGGTGCTTGGCAAAAAATAAATGTAAAAAACGCAAGCTTTATAAATTTAAAATCTACAGCTACTTCTGGAGCTAAACAAACAGGAACTTTTGACGATGGTCTTGGTGGCACCGAAACAAGAACTGTTTGTGAATTTGGCGTTGTTAGAGTTGGTATTACTTACACTGATCCGTCTATTGGTTGGCCAGATGAAGATGGAGTGTTAAGACCAGCAACAAACACTCGTATTGGAGGTAATAATATTACACCAAATAACGTTGCTAGTAATTATGAATTAGGATATTTAGAGTGGTCAGATGGTACAACAAGTCAAAAAGAAATAGAGTCAATTGACGTTAGTGCTTATGATGATATTTGGGTTTACATACAAAGTTATTCTCCTTGGACTTCAAACGCTGTAACAACTGTTACAAATACATACGACCACGACAATGATGTTTCAACTCCTGAAATTACAGTTCCTTTAAACGGAGCTACTACACAACCATTACCTAGTGCCTCTACGTTTAATACTCATCAAGTAAACGCAGTTGATTTTGTTTCTGTAATTGTACCAGGTCAAAACGATAGTTTAGAAGAAGTTGATGCGGAAGGAAACTCATCTACTTGGACTAACTTTAAATCTGTAACGCCTAGCGAAGTACAAAACAAAGATTATGAAGATGAAGTTTACTGGCCATACGAAGGAGAAAGATATGGTTTAGAACCTTCTCACGCTCAAATAAACGGTTCTTTTTATATAGATGAACTAAGAGGAAAAATACATTTTAGCTCTAATATTTCCGGACAAACTGTGATATTAGATTATATAAGCGATAGTTTAGGCACAGAAGAAGAAATGCAAGTTCATAAATTTGCAGAAGAAGCCATGTATAGATATATATTACACGGTATAGCTTCTAGTCAAATAATGACACAACAGTTAGTTCCTAGACTTAAAAGAGAAAAGTTTGCTGCTATAAGACAAGCAAAACTAAGATTATCGAATATTAAATTAGAAGAATTAACTCAAATACTTAGAGGTAAGTCTAAGCATATAAAACACTAATTTATGGCAGAAATTAAAAATACCTTTTTACAAGGTAGAATGAACAAGGATCTTGACGAAAGAATCTTGCCTAACGGCGAGTATAGAGATGCAATGAATATTCAGATAAGCACTTCTGATGGTTCTGATGTAGGCACTGTTCAAAATATATTAGGTAACTTATCAAAAGAAAACATAGTACCTGCAAACTGTAAGTGTATTGGTGCTGTTGCTGATGAAAAAACAAATAGATTATATTGGTTTATAAAAAGAGATTTTAGTTATCAAGGTGCTAGCTTTGAAGCTATAATTGAATACTCAGAAGACTTTGGCGTTATACCTGTTATAGTTGATACTAAAATAAACACTCCAGATGCGGTTTTAAAATTTCCAGAAAAAATAATTACTGGTATAAATATAATAGATGATTTATTGTTTTGGACTGACGGTTTTAACGAACCTAGAAAAATAAATATAAATACTTGTAAAAAAGGTACTGTAAACTTATCTACTCACACTCAACTAATAAGTGATTTTGGAAGTTTTGATGGTTTTACTATTGAAGAAGTAGGTTTGTACCAAGATGATACTGGCACTACGTTGAGTCCAGCAGGTATGAGAACAACGTTTATAGATGGTATAACAGAAGGTAGATATTTTTATTTTCACAAAGATCAACTTGATAAACTTTTTAGTTATTCAGTAAACCATAATAGTGAAGGCAATATATTAAGGCATTATAGAGACGGTGTTTTTTTAGGTAATGTTAGTTTAAAGATATGGAATAACGGAACCAACGACAATGGTATGCACGCTCGTTTAGATGACAATGCCACTAGCCAAATGAGTTTTACTGACGTTAATAGAACGTTTAAAATTGGTGATATTTTATTTGGCGAAAGCATACCTGTTGATATAAAAGAAAAAAACATTTTAGTTATAAAGCCTGCGCCTAAAAACAAACTAAATGTAAAAATAAACACTACAGATAATCCTAATAAAGAATCTTTGTTTGAAAGTGTGTTTCCAAGATTTTCGTATAGATACAAGTACAACGACAACGAATACTCTCCTTTTGCTCCTTTTACGGATGTAATATTTAACCCTGATCATAAAAATAAAAGTTTAGATTTTGTATATAATGCACAAGAGCCTTATAATACATCTATGACAAACTTTATAGACTCTATTGAATTATCAGATTTTATTGAACCTGACTTAGATGAAGAAGTAAAATCTATAGATATAATATATAAAAGTGAAAACTCACCAGCTATATACTCAATAGCAACTATAAACAGAAATGATGAAGAATGGTATTCTGTAGGTTTGAGTCAAAACCAGGATGTTGGCTCTGTTAGAAGATTAAGCAACGTTCCTAAATATAGACCATCTATTTATGGTGGTTTAATAAAAGGTAGATATATTGTTGAGTCTGAAAACATTAGTCATATTTTACCAGAAAACCAAATATTAAGACCTTGGGATGCTGTTCCTAAAAAAGCTCTAGCACAAGAAGTTACTGGTAATCGAATTGTTTATGCAAACTATGTTCAAGGTTATACTTCTAATACAAAAATACCAAACTTACTAGCTGATTATAAGCCTAGAAAACAATACAACCTACCGCTAACTAATTTTGATGACTGCGCTCTTCCTTCTATAAAATCTCAAAGAAACTATCAGTTAGGCGTTGTTTTTGGTGATAAGCACGGTAGAGAAACTCCAGTTTTTACTTCTAATAAAAGCGCTATAACAGTACCTTGGAAGAACAGTGAAGGTATTTTATCTTCTACACAATCATATCAAATAGAAGCTAAACTACAACAAGATCCACCTAGCTTTGCAGAATATATTAAATATTATATAAAAGAAACATCTGGTGAATATTACAACTTAGTAATGGAAAAGGCTTATTTACCAGCGGATATGTCTACTTATAAAAAAGAAACAAGGCATCATATATGGCTTTCGTTTCCTTCTTCTGAAAGAAACAAAGTTACTGTTGACGATTATTTAATATTAAAAAAGAAAATAGGTACTGGAGAATCTAAAGTAACTGAAAAAAATAGATTTAAAATTCTTGACATACAAGATAATGCTCCTGATCACGTTAAGTTTGAATATGCTTTACTTGGAGATGCTGATCAAACAACTATTGGAGTAGATTTTTTAAATAGTGAGTTGTTTGCTAGTAGTTCTAATAGACCTACTCTTAATAAAAGACACTTGAGATTAATAGGTAGTAAGTGGTTAAACGATGGCAAAAACGCACCTATTAGTAGCGGAGCAAAAGGTTATGCTGATGAAAATTCTAACAGAGATTATCTTCAAGGACAAATGTATATTTCATGGTTTAGAACAGAATCTAACGGTAACATATTAACTTCTAATAAATATAGAATAATAGATTCTACTAGACAAACAAGCGGAAACATACATATAACTTTAGATAAAAAAATATTATTAGAAGATCACGTTATATCAACAGGTAGCACTAATATTAGCGCAACTACATTAGATGATGATTTAACAATACAAATAGAAAGAAGAAAAGAAAAAGATACAGAGCTTTTTTCAGGTAAGTTTTTTGTTAAAGTAATTACGGATCCAATTATATATGACAATATATTAGATGATAACTCTTTACTTAAACAATATGTTTGGATAGCAAGGCAAGATGTTTCTTACGCTGCAGATAGAATATACTCTAGTCACAATCAAAATAGTGGAATTGTAAATACTACTTATAACTATAATGTTCCTTCAGGTGGTAACAATAGTCCAGAAGAAATTCATGGTGTTGCAATAACAGGTAACGAAACTAACTGGGGTGAATTAGAACAGTTTATAGGTAGAAAGTTTTTTATAGACGCAATGTTTATGAAAGCAGGTCAAATATCAGATAATAACTATGCTAAAAACAGCGGTAAAACATGGGTTGGAATACACTCTTCATATCCACCTAATCCAGAGTGGGTTGCTAACACTTTAGAAGAAGGTCCACAAGACGAAAAAGGTGTTGATGGTATTGTTGTACATAAAGGCTGGAAGTTTTTTGCTAAAAATAGAGTTGATTCTGTTTTAGAAGATGGATCTTATGATTATATTTCAAAAGGTGTTAATGGTTTAGAAGGTATTGTTACTACAACGAGTTATCATGTTGGTGATGACTCTACACCTTTAAGTGGAGATAAACCTGGTATTAGAAAATGGAAAACAGAAGATTCTACTGGTTCTGGTATGTACAGATCTCATTTTAATATTGATAATACTTATGGTCAAAAAGAAGGTAAGTTTTATATGCATCTTTCTTTCTTAGCTCCAGGTGAAGACTTAGTAGATAGTGTAACTGGTATGGGTGATGATTTATTTGGTCAAAACGCAGTTGCAAAAGGATTACAAGGTATATGGGGAGGTGGTGTGATTACAGATCCAGATGGTTATGGTTTTGGTAATACAGCAACTACTGTTGGTGCTAATGTACCGGCTATATTAATGGAGGGTAAGTTTTTTGACGATGATTATAGAGATCCACCTGGTCCTGGTGTACCAAATAGTTTTGGATATGATGAAAACTATAGATCTAGACATGAAAACCAATGGAACCCAGCTTGGCCAGAAGATGAGGGTGGTAAAATTCAAGAGTTTATTGATAATTTAGAACCTGGTAATAAATTTAAGTTTGAAGGTGATACTGATGCTACTGTTTATACTATATTAAGAAAATCAGTTAAAAAAATATATAATCATACTTCTTGGCATTATACAAGAACATATGATGGCAGTACTAATCATTTAGACTCTGTTGGTTTAAATAGTGTTTCTAACATGGGGCAAAGATGGGCTAAAACTATAGGCGTTTCTACTCCAAACGGTGATGCTGTTAAACTTTTAGATTTTAAAAACAGAATACAAGACTTTGGAAGAGCAAATAACAGAAGAGTTGTTTATATATTAGAGCTTGATAAAGATCCTAGAGTTTCTACATTTAACCCTGTAGATGGTAGTAATATAGATCTTGACACTTCAACTAGAATACAGTTTGTAGAAAAAGCTAGTAGCTTTATAGAATTAGATGCTCAAAAACCTATTATATGGGAAACAGAGCCAAAAGAATCTATTGATATAGAAATTTATCACGAAGCAAGTAATCCTATACCTACAACAATAACAGATCAAACAAAAGAGTTTTTTGCACCGGTTGGTTGTGTTGTTGAAATAATAGATGATAATAGTGAAGGTGATTATCTTACAGATATAAAAGTTAGAAAGCAAAACAAAGATTTAAAAAAGAATATTTTAAAAAGATGGTTAAGTTCAACTGAGTTTGAAGTTACTGAAGGTTTTGCTTATTCTTACTTTGATAATTCTACAAGCACATATAAAGAAATAGATTATTCAGGTTATAAATTTAAATTTACTAGAAACGACGGTAGTTATACTGTTGGTAGATTAGCTGCTCAAGCTTCTGATCCTGACAATAACCAAGGTGTAGGTGGTACTTCTCCTTCTGCTTTAAAAAATAAATTTGTTTTAAGTCCTATAGTTGGTAAAGATTTAGAAGCTGGATTAAGTTGGTATAACTGTTTTTCTTTTGGTAATGGCTTAGAGTCTAATAGAATAAAAGATGGTTTTAACTTAACTAAACTAACTAACGGACCTATTGTTTCTTCAACTATAGATACTACATATACAGAAGAAAATAGAACAAGTGGTTTAATTTATTCTGGTATATATAATCCAGACACTAGTATAAACGAGTTAAATCAATTTATACAAGCTGAAAAAATAACAAAAGATTTAAACCCAACTTATGGTAGTATACAAAAGTTATTTCAAAGAAGAGTTGGTTTAGTTGCTTTCTGTGAAGATAGAGTTGTTAATATTGTAGCTGGTAAAGATACTTTATTTAATGCTGATGGTAATCCCCAGTTAATAGCTACAGACAGAGTTTTAGGAGACGCAACACCTTTTGTAGGAGACTATGGTATATCTAAAAACCCAGAGTCTTTTGCTAAAGAATCTTATAGAGCTTATTTTACAGATAAACAAAGAGGTGCTGTATTAAGATTATCAATGGATGGCTTAACACCTATATCAGATGCTGGCATGCGCGACTGGTTTAGAGATAATTTAGTTTTACCAAACGAGCTAATAGGTACTTATGATGAATATAAAAAAGAATATAATTTAACGTTAAAAAAAGATTTTTCTGAAAATTTAATAATTAATTCAGATGTAAGTGAAGGCCAACAAGTAGTAAACATTACTACTCCACCAGAAAATCTTATTCAAAACGGAAGCTTTTTCCCAACAAGTTATAATCAAGCGCAGGTTACTAGTGATTTGTTAAATAATCATTTGTTAAATTATAGTCAAAGACATTTGTATGGCACTACTAAAGTAACTTTATACCCAGCAATACCAGAAGGTTATTTTCAAGCTTATGATCCTGGTACACCAACTTGGCCTTATAGTAACACGGTTTTTACGGTTTACAATACAAGTGGCTATCACGATGTAAGCGTTGACGGTACAACACTTCCTAGTGGTACAAATTTAGGTATTTTTGGTACTCAGTCTGAAGAAACTATTGTTAACGAAGAGTTTAAATGTTCTCAACCCATAAATAATAGTAGAATACCTTTTGAAGGTTCTAATAACAATACAGACTTAAATAACAATTTAAATGATCAGTATCTTTATTATTCTCCAGAATGTTTTTACGCAAGTACTTCTGCTGGTGGTAGTTATTACAACTCAGGTAACTACACTCTTGCCAACCGTCAAGCTTCAGCTTCATCAAATACGACAGCTATTAGTGGTGTTTTAAACCCGCAACCTATTGCTAAAAGCACATATGTTGGTGTTTTTGCTCTTAACGTTAGTGACTTAGATCTTACTTGGGGTCTTAATAATACTGCGCCTTTTGGTTTAGTGTGTAAAACATTTGGATCTGGATATCCAACAAATGTAATTCCAAACAATCCTCATGTTAAACTTCCTTATAGTCATGAATCGGGTACAATGCCTGACGACGATGTTGAAGGCGATGTTTTAAATTGGGTTAATGACTCTGAAAACATTGCTGGCACTGATTACAGTAATGCTACAAATACAACCTGTTTTGCAGGAGAAGAAATTGCTTTTGAAATAGAAATAGCGCTACCACACCTTTCTGATGATAGTTCTTATAGTGATGATAAATATGAGTTTGAAGTAACTTTAATGGATGGTAGTGTACCTGTTAGCGATAGCAAAATTTTTAATATATTTGGATTACTTCAAAATCCAGCAGTTCCTAACGCTATGTTTAATCAAGGACCATTATCTGCTGTTAATACCTCAAATGGACTTGTAATTGATAAAATATACGAATTTACACCACCAACAAATGTATATAGGCATTTTAGTTCTCCAAATGGATTTTTAGGAAAACACCGTTCTGTTGTTGATACTAATTCTGTTACTGCTGGTACCACAATAGTTACGAAAGATTTAAGATATGCGTCGGGTACTGCAAAACATAGGTTTGTAAAAGAAGGGAGTAATGTAGGCATGAGTTGTAGAGTAGCTTCTGATAACTCAACCGATAAAACAACAGCGTCTCACTATAGACTTAAAGGACGTTATAAACTAACTACTGACAATACTGCGCCTGGTACATTTGAAGAAGTTGTTATTAATAACGTTGGTATAAAAATTCAACAAATAAATGTTAGTACACTGGGTACTAGTGGTTCTTACGGCTCCGAACCTACAGGACTTTTTGTTATTAATAAGGTTAAGTTAAGTAAAATACAAAAAATACAAACACCAAGAAATTTAGGTCAAACTGGAACACCTAGTATTGACGCAATACCTTCTTCTGAAGTTCCAGCTTGGGGTGAAGTAAGTCATTATATGACTTATAATGGCCATTGGGTTTTATCACCCGCAACAGGTGCTACTATGCAGCCTGCATATAATGCTTTTAACAACACAGGTTTTACAGAGTTTGGCCCTGAAAACCCTTCACCTGGAACTAGTAGCGCTATAGCGGCAGACGGAGTAACAACATATACTTGGCCTGATCCTGGTGTAGCTACAGCCGCAGATCTTAGTGTTTTTAACACTATAGGATCTTATATGGCTGCTTTTCATAATGATGAGTTTCTAAACGCGGTATATACACCTTATCTTAACAGTAGTATTAACACAACGCTTAACAGTACTGAAATAACACTTAATCATCAAGAAAGTAGTATATATGTAGATTCACCTGGTGCTAGTAGCTCTATATCTACTGCTGTTGAGTTTGATGAGTTAAAAACAACTAATAAATGGTTGTTAGTAGATGTTACTTTAATAAACCCTACATTTACTAGTCAGTCAGCTAGCTCTTATAAAGGTATATCTGTTAGAAATTTAATAGATGCTAATGCTTATAATGGTATTGCTTATTTTGATTCTACTGAATTTCATGGTTCTACTATGCCTTATGGTAGTTTTGGTACGCTAAACACATTGCCTAGTAACGTAACTGTAGGTTCAGATAGAGGCTTTTTTCTATTAGATACTGATCAATGGCCACAATATAATTTTTTACATGCTGGTGATATTTTAGATCCTGCAAACTCTAGTACTCCTGATTATTGGAACACACCACCTACTGGTGCTGTAAATTTAAGGGCTGTAGTTCAAGTAGATGCTAATAGTTTAAATGTTGTCAATAATGTTGGACATTTGAAAATAAACTTTTTTGATTTTGTTGGTGAAGTAAGGCTGATTAACGTTAAAGATATTACTCAAACTGTTGTTGGTGGTAGCGCTAACGAGTGGACTTTTCCAAACGCAACTACTACTTGGTCTGTGCCAGCACAGCCAAATTCTTTTTTACCAGAAAATTATGGTGGACACGATAGTGAGCTAGTTGTAAATAGTATTTCAAAAAGAAGATTATATGCAGATAGTGATTCAATAACATTTTTTAACGCTACTGCGCCTAGTCAAATACTTTTTCAAGATTTTAATTTAGTTACAAACCCTTGGAATTTTCAAACAACTACAAATGGTTATACCTTTACTTTTAGAGTTACAGGTTACAGTGGAGATACACTTAGAATTACACTTAGAGGTAGTATAGAAACAGACGTTAATTCTATTTATTACGTAGATGACAGTGGTACACCTGGTTATTATTTTATAGATATTGAGATTAATGATAGCGGAGAATATAAAGCTGATTTTAATTTAGATGGTCAAGTTTCAAATATTATTTTAAAGAAAAAAGATGTTAACGGTGATTATGTTGTATATGGTAACGGTGATATTTTAACTGGTATTGGTAGCTCTAGTAGTTTGCAAAACTCTATAAGAATACATAATAAAAATTATTATTTCGCTAGTAATCCTAACACAAATCCTGTTTTATTAAACTGTACTTTAGATGATTTTTCTTTAATTGATGAATCTAGTGTAGTTACAGGTGGAACAGCAGACGCTTGGACTTTTGACTTTGACACTCTAGCTTTTCCTGTACCTATAGCCTTTGATCAAGGTGTAATATCTGTTAATAATGCAGAAACTAGTTATAGTATACAACAAGCTATAAATAAAGATATAAAATTAGGAGATAAATTTAGAGTGAAGTTTAATTATACTATAGATTCTGGCTCGTTTAGAGTTTATTATTTTATAAATGATATTAATAAAAATGGTTTTAGAACTGATACAATACAGTTTGATGCTGGTATGTCAGGTTCTGTTTTAACATTTGACAGTGAAGTTAATCATTTAAGTAACTACGTGTTTAATACTATTGGAGACCAAACGGCAGAACCAGGAGATCTTATATCAACATTTGTTGTAGAAATATTAGAGCCTGGTACTACTTTTACAATAGATAATATTTCTATGAAACAAGTTTATCCTTTGTTTGAGCCTCAAACAGTTACTTATAGCGAAAGAAATAAAGGTTGGATTAGTTTTAAATCTTTTACACCAGAAAACGGAATTAGCTTAGCAAAACAGTATTATACTTTTAACAACGGTAGATTATATCAACATCATGCAAATTCTACTAGAAATCAGTTTTATGATCAAGACATTAGCACTATAACAGAGTCTTCTGTAACTGGTATTTTTAACCAAGAGCCATCTTTAGTAAAAACGTTTAATACTTTAAGTTACGAAGGAACACAGTCTAGAGTAACTAAGTTTAGTGATAGTTATAAAAAAGATACTATTAAACCTTATAATATTACAGAAAAATCTGGTTGGTATATTGATTATATAACTACAGATAAACAAACTGGTAATATAAAAGAGTTTATAGAAAAAGAAGGTAAGTGGTTTAATTATATAAAAGGTAATCCAAACGCAGAAATATTAACTTCAGAATTTAGTTTTCAAGGTCTTGGTACTGTTTCAGGTGTTAACGCTTCAAATTTAGGTTTTGTTAGTGATGGTGTTGTAGACACAGACGTTGCTGTAGAGTCTAATAATATTGTACCAAATGGTAGCGTTGAAGCAAATATAAGCGACAGTGGTAACACTGAAGCAAGTAGCGTTGATACTAGTACTACAAGCACTAGCGTTAGTACTGGTAGTAGTAATACTGGAAGCAGCGGAGGCGGAGGTGGAACTTATTAAAAAAATAAAAATGGCACATAACATAAATCACATACAAGATTCATCTCAAGATATTAACGTTTTAGAGTCTGACTCTATTGGTATTATAGAATCTTTTGTTATAGATAATAGCGAAATGCCTACAACAGGTGTTAGTAGATCGATACAAATAACAAGTAGTAATGATTGTAAGTTTTATATTCAAGTTGTTCAAAAGTCAAGTTCTAGTAGTGTTTTAGATAAATTTTATAATTTTGAGACTAATGAGTTTCAACTTGCTTTTAATACAAATACAAACTTATATGTTGAGTTATCTGGTGGTTCTTTTAATAGAGCTATTAATTTTCCTTCTGGAGTAACTAGTTATATTGTAAAGTTAATAACAAATGAAGCTTTAAAAACAAGAATATCAGACTCAGTAATTTCAAATAACCATGTTATAAGTAAAACTATATTACAAACAAGTGATACTACTATAACTATTGCACCAACCTCTTCTGATACTAGTTTTTACAAAACACTACCAACTGATACTAGAATAGCATCTGCAGCTACTACATCTACAACAAGTAAGGTAGTTACTTTTGATATAGAAAATACTGAATCAGATGCAAAAGGTTTTGGTTTACGACAAACAAAAACTGCTTTTGATGAAAAAACAGATGTGTTTTTTGAAACAACTGAAACTGTTGACGGTGCGGTTTCTCCATCTGATATTAATGGAGGGCTTAAAGTTAAAGTTGACGATTTAACCGACATAGGTGTTAATATGACAATAGTAGGTGTTAGCAGTGGTAGTTTAAGTGGTACTCCAACTATAACAGCTATAGACACAGCAAGTAAAACATTAACAATTAGTAGCGCACAAACTTTTAGCGATGGTATTACTTTAACAATAAGAGCTATAGGCCAAAAAGTAATAAATTTAACTCAAGGTATGGCTGTAAAGTTTAGCAATTTTGTTATTACACCAATAAAACTAACAAAAACAGTTAGAACTGATTCTAATAGCACAACAATAGATTTAAATGGTACATATGGTATATCTGGAGGTAATCATGTTACTATATTTGGTGCAAACGTTAATAATGCTACGACTAACACGGTAGCAAGCGTATCTGCTAGCTCTACAGCTGGTAGTATAGTTATGACTTTAGATCAAACTGGCGTTACAGCAGGATCACAGTTAACTTTTGTTGGTAGTAATCAAAAAATAAGTTTTAAATTTACTTATGAGGTTACTCAGCAGCCATCAACAAATAAAATTATTAATATAGATTTAGATAACTTAATAACAGTTGGTACAGCTTCTTAAAAATAAATAAATGATAATAACATTAAACTCTGAAATAAAAAACGATTCTTTACAAGTAGGTGATTATGTATATACGGTTCAAACTACTGGTGTATTTGAAGGAGGTAGTGGTCAACCTGTTTTTTCTTATGGTAATACGCCTTTATTAGTAGGCACTGTTTTAGTTATAAACAAAAGTAGCATAGAAGTAGACACAAGCAACTCAAGCGTAGCGCCAACTCAAGGTGATTTTTTAATGTTTCAAAAAAACAAAACAGCAAACAATGCTAGCGTGTTAGGTTACTATGCTGAGTTTAAATTAAAAAATAATTCTACAGATTATGCAGAACTTTTTGCTATAAGCTCAGATGTAGCGCCTAGTAGTAAATAAAGCACAAAAAGTGTGACTATACTATAATAAAATTAAATTAAATGAAAGAAGAGTTAGTATTTAGACGTCTTACAGAAGAAGACTATAAAGTTATTTGTGGTTGGTGGAAGTGGTGGTGGAATACAGTAGTATATAAAGATTTTTTACCAGAAAATGGCGTTGGAGGTTATATGATTGAAAAAAATAATATACCTATAGCTTGTGGATTTACATATGAAACAAATTCAAAAGTAACGTGGTTAGCTTGGGTTGTATCAAACCCAAAATACAAAGAAAAAGATAGAAGATCAATAATAAAGCTATTAATTAAAAAAATAGAAAAAACTTGTAAAAAACTAGGATATAGCTATTTGTTTACAGTTTGCTCTAATAAGCATTTAATAGATATACACGAAGGTTTAGGTTGGGGTAATAACAAAAAAGAATCTTACGAATTATTCAAAAAATTATAAATTATGGGAGTACAAACAGCATTAGCAGTAGGTGGTATGCTTACGGCAAATAGAAACGCAAGTAAATCGCGTGGTATGGCTAGTAGAGCACAAGCAGAAGCATTAGCTTTTCAAAAAGAACAATCGGCTCTATTAGAAACTCAAAAAGAAGCGTATAGAAATATACAATTTACAGATCCTTACGCTGGAACAACAAATCCATTTGCTGGTATGCAAACTAGGTTTGATAATTTAGCAGAAAACGTAGTAAATCCTTTTGCTGGTATGGAAAACCGTATGGAAGATTTAACTGTAGACACACGTGCAGCTGAGTTTCAAGCACAACAAGGAGCACAACAAAGAGCAAATATACTACAAGGTTTAAGAGGTGCTGCTGGCGCTAGTGGTGTTGCTGGTTTAGCACAAGCGTTGTCTCAACAAGGGCAATTACAAGCACAACAAATAGCTGCTACTATAGGCCAGCAAGAAAGACAAAATAGATTATTAGCTGCACAAGAAGGTGCTAGAATAGATCAATTAACAAGACAAGGAGAAGCTCAAAGACAAGCGCAGATTTTAGCTGGCGCTTCACAAGCTAGACAATTAGGTGTACAAAGAGAACAAGTAGTTGCTCAAGGTGCTTTCCAAGCTGATCAGATTAGAAGAGCTGGTCAAGCAGCATTACAAGAAGCTGAAATGAGTAGACAATCAACCTTATTAGGTATTCAGTTTCAAATGTCTGCGGGCGCTAACGAGGCACTGCAAGGAGCACAAACTAATATGATGAACGCTAGCTTAGCGGGTGCACAAATGCAACAAGACGCGTTTACCACTCTTGTAGGTACATTATAATAAATAAAAAAATATGGCAAAAACTGTAAAAAAATCATATGGACAAGCAGATATGGGCTTGGTGGCAGCTGCCGGTGCTTATGCTAAGTCATTAGTTCCAAACGATAATTCAAAAATCTATGCAGCTCAAGTATTGGCTAATAGAGGTATGTTACAAAACATTAAAGGTGTAATAGATACAGCCTATGCTGGAAATAAAGCTTTAGACGAGTCTCTTACTAAATTTAGCCAGTCTATAATAGATCAAATGGACACAGAAGGTGGTTTGTTTAATGAACACTTAGCAGAGATGCATCAACAAACTGTTTTAGGTTTTAGAGAACAATTAGAAAAAATAGATCCGTTTACAAAAGAAGGAAAGTTATTAAGACAAAAATTAGAGGTAGAAATAAGAAAATACTCTAGTACGATGTCACAAAACCAAAAATACATGGAAAACATTGTGCTTAACTCTGCTAATGGGGATATTTTATCAGATTTTAATAGTGATGAAAAATTACTTTTTACACAAATTGCTGAAGACGTAAAAAACAATACTAATAAAACAAACGCTACGTATAAAGATGGTGATGTTTATTATACGTTATATGATCCTAATGGTCAGCCAAAGTTAGATGGAAACGGCGAACCTATTACAATGACTATGTCTTCTATACGTAAAGGTTTTTCTGTAAACGACAAAGGTTATGCGGCTGATGTTATGAAAAATGTTTTAGTTCCTTTTGGTGAGCAAGCTCAAAATTTAAAAAGACCAATGAATGAAGAAGACTTAAATAGAGTTAAAAAATCTCTTAATTCACGTATTACAAACGATGATCAAGTTAGAATATTAGCAAACAATAATTTTCAACAAGAGTATAGTTTTCATGAAATATTAAACTTACAAGGTGACATGTACGAATCTTATACTGATGAAAATAATGAAGAAGCACATAGATTAACTATAGATCCTTCTGCTTTAGAAGCTGTTTTAATGGCTATAGAAGAGGCTGGTGTTGATATGGATAATGACGGAAGAAAAGATGTTATAAAAAATGAAGACGGTACATTTAATTTAGACGATATAGCAGGTAAATATTATGATTTTAAATTTGATGTTAATGATGAACCATCAATAAACGCGCGTATGGTTTTCAATATATTAAACGAAATACAAAAGCCTGAAAATAAAGCTTTATATAAAGATATCATGGTAAATTACATAGGTAACACTGCTGCAAAAGATTTTTATCAGCAAGGTTTTCAGCAAACAGATGCTGGTAGAATAGGTGCAGACTTAACTCAGGAGGATCCAAATCAAGATTAGATAATTAAATTAAAATGGAAAAAAACTATACAGAAGATTTTAATAAAGTGTATAACTATATGGCTTCTACTGGCTATAATGGTACTGCTGATAATTTTTATAACTTAATGAAAGACAGTGAAGATGATTTTGTTAAAGTTTATAAATTTATGGCTCAAAACGGTTATAATGGCAGTGGCCAACACTTTGCAGAAATTATGGGTTTACCTTTGTACGAAACTCAAACTGTAACAGAAGAAGTTGAAGTTGAAGAAGAGGTTGAAGTTGAAAAAGAAAAAGAACTATCTGAAGAAGAACAAAAGAAAAAAGACGCATACGACATTAAATTTAACAAAAGGTTACAAGGTAATTATTATTCTAAAAAATATGGTAATGAAGCTTGGGATGCTGCTGGTGGTATAGACTTTACAAGCACATCAAGTTTAGCAAAAAAATATGAATCGTATTATGGTTATTTTAATTTTTATGATGCTGTAAATGATGATTGGGGTATTATACCCGCAAGAGTAGGTGTTGTGTTTGATAAAACTAAAATACCAGCTGGTATGAAAGCTTGGCTTGAAGATAGTGGTAGACAAAAAGACCTTAGAGCTATAGAAAACTTTGGAAATAATGATGGTGAAGGTTTTCGTGTAAGGTTTAAAAATGGTGGTTCTGAGTGGGCTCGAGAAGTAATGTTAAAAGCAATGAATAAACATTTACAAAAGTTTGCTGAATTAGAAAAAGAATATAGAGAGTCAGAAAACTACGCAAGTTTATACACAGAAATAACAAAAGAAACAAGAATAAGAAAAGAAAAAACACAAAAACAAATAAAATCTGTTAAAGGTGATGGTTATCATTTTAATCAAAGCACAGATAATACTGTTAAGTTTTTAACTAATAGTTTTAAAACTTTTGGTTTTAGTTTTCACAAAAAATTTGCCGGGTATAATCAAGTTGTTGCTATAGCTCCTAACGGACAAAAGAAAACTTTTAGCACAAATTTTGATGGAAACGATGGTTTAGTACAATTTAATAAATTTAAAAACTGGGCTGCTAGTAATGCACGTGAAGACGGTATGGCTATAAGAAAAGCAGAAAACATGGTTGATGAAGAAGCTCTTGAAATTGAAGTTTTAAAAGAATATGAAGGTGCACTTCTTGATAAAGGTTATGATTATGTTCCTCAAAAAATAAATGAGTTACCCGCTGAATTACAAGAAGAGGCTTATGCTAAACTTCAAGAAAGAAAAGTTCAAAAATACCAGTTAGAAGCTAACAAAGTAAGTAATTTTAGAGATCGAGAAGATAATAGACAAAAAAATATGATTTTTAATCTTGAAGAAGATCTTTACACAATTTTTCAAGACGATAGCGAAACAGATGCTTTTTATAAAGAGTTATACAGAGTAGCTGTAAAAACTGATAGAAAATCAAGAAAGTCTGGATTTGATTATATACCAAAAGGTTTAGATCCTAATAATCCTGAAGACTACGCTGTAATATTAAAAATGGGTGGTGCAAAAGCTTTAGCAGGTAGAGAAGCTGCTGATGTTTTAAACAAATATTTAATAAATAAACAACAAGATCTTGAATTTGAAAGCAAATCAATAACAGATCAGCTTGATAAATTAGGAGACGTAGATGAAAACTCTTCACAAGAAGACATAGATAAATACAACAAACTTGTAGTTGAGGCAAATGATTTGTATAGAAAAATAGATGTTTTTAGCAAAAATATTCCAAAAGTAGAGAGTGCTACTATGGCAATAAATGCTTTACAAATGAAATATGGTTTTTTTGAAAAAATAAGTAATTCATTTCTTAATGTTGCTATGGAATCTGTGCTTTTAATGGATACATTAGGTAGTTATTCAGGTTTAGTAAGTCAAAAACAATTACACGATACTGTTTTAGTAAGAGATGCGGTTGCTAAGACAAGTCAAGGCCTTTATGCACAACCTATGAAGTTTAAAGACATGACTATGGATAATTTAGGTGATGCTGTATCTGATCTTGTTGCAAATAATGCTCCTAGTTTAGCTCTGTCTTTTTCTTATGTTGGTGTAGCAAAAGCTGCTTCTAAAAAATATATAACAAAATGGAGTGCAAAACAATTAAAAAGAACTATTGGAGTTGGTTTTGGTGTTTTAGAAGCTGGTGGAAAAAACTCAGAGCTTAAACTAGAAGAACTTCAAGCGCTTAGAGATCAGGAAAAATATACAGAAATAAAAGAGTCTATAGAAAAAAGAGGTGGTAATTATACAAAAAATCAGGATTATCAAAATGCGTTAAAAGAACTTGAAAGAACTGAAGATATTTTAAGTATACCTGAATATTTAAAAGCTTTTACTTCTATAGCTTACGGTGCAACAGCCATGTTTGCTGAAAGACTAGGTACAATGAAAGTTATAGACGATCTTTATAATGTTTCTAAAATAACTGGTAAAGCTGCTTTTAAAAACACTCTACGAACTAGCTTGTTGTATGGTAAAATGGGTGCTGTAGAATGGGGTGAAGAAGCTCTTACTCAAATATCTCATAATTTACTTGATATAGCTGTTTTAAAAGAAGATAAAAGCTTAATAGATGGTATAGACGCTGATTTTAATGTAAATGTATTATTTTCTAGTATGGCTTTACAATCACCTTCTATGGTTGGTAATGTTTATAATACCATTAGAAGTGAGTTTAGTACATTTCAAGAAAGAAGAGCTAACGCTGCTGACTTACTTGAGCTTGCTAATTTAAACCTTGAAATACAAGAATTAAATAAAAAACCTGGTAGAGATTCATTTTTTAAGAAGCAAAACTTAAGAGATGAAATGAAAAATATAATGAAAAAAGCTGCTTTTAGAGATGCTTTTACTTTTGCTGATATGGCTAACATGACTCAAGGTGAAATTGCCGAAGTTTTTGAATTAAATAAAAAAGCAAGAAAAATAAAACAAGATGCTTTTGAAGCCGGTGTTTTAGATGTAGTTAAAGGCAAAAGAGACAAAGATAAAGTACAAAAATTAAAAGACGAGTTAAACACTATAGATTCTAGAATATCTAATTTAAGAAAAAAACCGAGCGAAAGAGTAAAACAAAAACTTGATGATTTAGTTGGTAAAGATAATGCTACGGTTACTGATAGATATTTTGTAGGTAAATACAAGCAAGCTCTTAGATTAATGGAAGCTATGGATGGTAAGGAAACTAAAGAGTATAAAACAAGAGAAGAGGCGATAGCTAGGTTAGATGAATTATATGGAGTTAAAGATGGTCAAATAGACGTAAACGGTAACGCTGTTAAATATCTAAAAAAACAAAAAAATTCTAAAACTAAAAAGAATTATACTCAACAAGAAGCAGAAAAAATAGCACAAGAAAGATATAACGAGTCTATTAGAGGTGTTAACAGAGGTGTTAATGGTATAAACACTGAGTTTGCAGAAAACATTATGATAGAAGATAATGTATTTAGTAACATATATAATTCTAGTAATGATATAGCTAAATCTATAAATGCTTATTCTCCAATACATGAAATGGGACATAGTTATGATGCTTTTACCGGTTTGTTTAAAGTTAAAGATGGTAAAGTTTTAAACTACACTAAAACATCTTTTAATTCTGTTGAAAAACTTTTACAACAAAGAAAACAAGAAGGTAGTGTAACAAAAAAAGATTATAATATACTAAAAAGTCGTTTAGATCAATATAGAAATGGTATTAAAAAAACAGGTGCTGTAAACGTAAAAGAGTTTGTTCAAATAGTAGGTGAGTTTATAGACGCGGGTGTATTAAACAAAAACGAAGCTAGCACAATGTCTAATATAAAAATTGCTTTAAACAATGCTTTTAGAAGCGTGCCTGGTTTAGGTAAACATGCTTGGTTGTTTAAACTAAAAGACGCTAGTGATATTATAGCTTATGTTAGAAATTTTCAAAAGAAAGCAGTTGCAGGTACATTACAGTTAGCACCTGAGGATGAAATAGTAGATACTCCTGATAGAGTTAAATTTTCTGAAGGTGAACTTATTACTTCAATAAACAACCTTATACCTGACAATATAAAAACAAGAGAACAATACATTGAGTTTACTCAAGATCGTAGAAAATTTCCAGCTGTATTTAATGCTACATTAGATAATGGTGTTATAAGTAATTATGTAAAACTTAAAACAAAAAGCAGAGAAGAATTTGAAGAAGCTATAGATTCTGTTAGGATGAGATTAACTAATTTTAATCCTGAAGCTAAAAGAAAAACAGATAGCACACAAAAAATTACTTTTGCTGAATTTATATTTGCAAATACTAATTTTGCTAAACTAGATGCTGCAAAAGCTTTAGCTACAAAAGCCGCTAAAGAAGAACAAAGTATTGATACTAAAGAAGCTAGAGAAGTTGCAGATGTAGATGACACTACTACAGAATTAGATAATGAATTAGCTGACGATAGAGTTAAAAAAATAAATGTTTTACAAATAGGTAAAACAGCTGGTAAAAGCCAAGATATAATAGATGGTGTTAAAGTAAAAGATGGAGATACTTTTAAAGAGGTTATAGATAACAACGAGGCTATTGTAGCTAATTTAATATTTGGAGTACCAGGGCAAAAAGTTTCTGATCCTAAAAAGAACTTAACTTATTCAAACAAAATACTAGATCCAACAACAGGTAGAGAAGTTTCTAAAGGACAAAAAGGTATACCATCTCCATCTGAAGCAAAAAGTATACAAGATTTTTTTGCTGATATTAAAACAGCAAATAGCTTTATAAGAATATTACCAAAAACAAACGTAACAGAACAAGATGCTGATATAAATAAACTTGGTGAAAATATAGAAGTTTCAAGAGAAACTTTAGGTAGAGGTATAGGTTTACCAAATAGAATTTTAGAGTATTTTTACGACAAAAAGTTTAAGCCAGATGGTAAAAGAGCAAGGTCAAAAGGTAAAACATCACAAGTTGCTTTGTGGCAGCTTAAAGATCAGTTTATAAATCCTAGCAATGAAACTATTATTAAGTTTCAAAGAGACCTAGGTATAACAGAAGGGCAACAAGTAAACGAATTACCAGCTGGTGATAAAAGATCTGTTATAGGTCAGTTATTAAAAGGTTCTGCTAAAACATTTAGCCAGCAAGTGTCACTATCTGCGGCACAAAGAAAATTAGAAGCTAAAACAAAGCAAGCTAAAGATGCAAAAAAAGAAGCTGAGGTTGAAAGATTAAAACAAC